AATATACCATTTACCATCGCAGGAAACCATATGTACTCTGTCTCCAGCTGCTCCTTTAGAAGCTGCTAAAGTTACTTGGTCATGTGAACTTCCATTGAAGTCAACACCTGCATCACTGCCACCTTCGACAGAATTTAAGTGTCCAACAAAGAAATCAACACCATCTTCGGCATCAATATCAAAGTCGCCAGTACCATTAGCTGCTTTTACTAAAAATGTAAACTCAAGCCCGTCAACCGCATCAATATGAGGTAAGTTACAAGCAGCTGCGCCATTTACTCCACCCTCTATAAGGATGGTAGCTCCACTATCACTTGCAGAAAGTGAAACAGCGGCTGCGCCAGTTACTTTTATAACTTTATCAACTTTTTTATCAATTTGATTACCAAGCTTGTCTTGTCCGTATAAAGGCATTCCCATAATTTACTCCTTTATGTCCAAATGGCATGTGCTTCAGGCATCTGAAACTCCATACCGGCTTCGGTTTGAATTAAGTCAACTCTACGGTCAATACCACTGTTTTCTAGTGTTTGAACACCAACATAAACAGCTGTATCACGATTAAGTCCATTACCAACAAGAGGTCTGTAAGAACAATGACGCATATTAATTGCGACAATCTTAGCAGGAGAACCATCTAAGTGTACGTTACGAGCTACATTCATATCACCATAAGGTGTTGAAATAACTGTAATGTCTACTCCAAATGCTCTCTTTTTACCAATCATGTCGATATTAGCACGACCTAATGTTCTAGACTCTGCTGTTCCTACAGTGGTATTAATACTACCAGCTGTAAATGGTTGGAGTGCTCCAACATTGTTAGCAAAGTATCCACTTAGTTTATGCAACCAATTATACACTTCTGTAGAACAGAAGAATATAGTAGCAGGACTATTATTGTATCGTGGGTCTAGGTATTGAGACAAGTCTTCAAGAAATGCATCTTGAGTCTTTGTAGCTAGAGCTAAGCTAAATTGATTACCATAACTAAGTATGTAATCAACAGCTCCTTGAGTATACTGAACACCATTTGCATCAGAATACTGATTACCAAATAGTAATGATGTTTCAATATCCCACTTATGCTCAATCAACTTTTCTCGCCAGATTCTAGCAAACTCACTTGGTTCATACTTTAGAACAGTTGCACGAGTTGTGTTGTCCATTGCTAAAGAAGTTTTCCAAATTTGAGTTAAACCACTACCGGTTGAGAAAGGTTGGTCTTTCCATGTTTCTGGATAACCAGAACCTTGACCCCAAGAATTACCTACTACATAACAACGAGCTGTTTCAAGTTGTTGAACAGTAAAGTTTTTCCATTCAGCCGCAGATACATCATCAGTAGCTGCAGAAAGGTCTTTGTTGGCAACTCCGCCAGCACCCCAACCAGAAAGTTCAGCATTTGCAGACGATTGTCTTACAATCCTTAATTTCAAGTCAGCGCAATTGGCAGCTGCTCCAGCAGAACCTTCAGACTTTAGAGTTACATTTTCTACACGACCTACGATATAATCCTCTGCTACATATGCAAGAGCAGCTGTTGTTGCTCCAGCAGTTGTTGATTGTAGAGGTATTTTTACCATTTGTCCTTCTAGAAAAAACTCAGGTCTTGTTCCGCTATCACCTACTCTTAAAGAAGTTGATGAACCATATACTTGACCGATGTTACCATCGTTCTTGTAATCACTCATCATTCTTACATAGTAAATGTCGCCTTCTTCTACATTAGATGCTGTAACTGTAGCATCAGTTGATGCCATTCCAGCTTCAGTAGTTCCATGAGCTGTTACATATGCGTAACGCTTATGATAGGAAGGTCTTCTTTCTGTGAATTTAAACTGAGGGTCATCAGTTGGCTTCTTAGCAATTTTTGACACAAACCTAAAAAACGGGTCTTGTGCAATTGCTAATTCGCTAACTCTATCGCCAAAGTTATATTTTCTCCGTAAGTCACCAGTCGATAAATTTCCACCTGGGTCTACTATACCAGCTGTGGATTCAGTTAAACCGGAAACATCGGAGACTCCAAAATAATCAGCCATTTTTAGCTCCTATTTTAAGTTAAGTATTTAGTTATTAACCAAATACAGATTCTAGTTCCGAATCAATCCCTAAAATAGCGTCAAAAACTTGTTCGTCTGGAGTCATATCATCATTTCTAGAAGCTCCACCTAATGAAGATGCGCTTTGAGGTTTCTGACGTACTCTTTTCATTTGTTCAGACATATCTTTTCTTGCAGAATCAGCAACATTCTTATCACGATTTTCACGATTTTTAAGATAATAAATATCATCTAAAGAAAGTGTTCGTGAATTAGCATAATCAACAAGGTCTTTCCATTGTTCATCATTAAGCTCATGCTTTTGTCTAAATTCTGCTTCAGTAGAAAGTCTTTTACTTTGATTCTCTTGTTCTACTTGATGCTTTTGTAGACGTTGATTAACAACGCCATCAATGGTAGCTTGTAGAACCTTTGCTGAATCTGAGTCAGTATTACTAACTGCGTCATCAGCGTCAAAGATAAAATCATCATCTAAACCAAGTCTTTCGGTTACTTTTTTAGGGGTTGAACCACCACCCTCAAAATAGTCTCTCACGTGAGTTACTAAATTAGGGTCTTTTCTCATTGCATCGAGAACAGGTACATAGGGTTCTAGTTCGCCTAAACGAGAGTTAAGTCGTTTTGCTTCTGAACTTGAATCACTATATCTCTTTTCCCAATTATGCTCTTGCGATTCAGTCTCTGGGCTCATTTCTGAGGTTTCAGGTTCTGCTTCACTTTGCATCAATGCTGGTTCTTCTTCCGGCTCTAGTATACCTTGATTTACCTTACGGTCAAGAGCTTCAAAAAAATCGTCAGCTGTGTCTGGCGTATTATTTTCAGGGCTATCTATATTAAAATCATTCAAATCTGATGATTTAGATAGGTTGTCTGTATTTTCGTTAGCCATAATTTCTCCTTAATTTATGTTATTAGGATTCAAAAAAACAACTATTCTTTAGCACCAGAAATTTCCTTTTGTTTTTGTCCGAATGCTAGACCTAGTTCTTTCATTTTTGAATTTGTTTCGTTTTTAAGTTTTTCTCGATAGATTGCTTGTGCTGCTTCTGTTTCCATCACATCTTTCTTCATAGACATATCTGCATTATTAACTTTTTGTTTAATACCAGATTGTACTAATTGTCTTTCTAATGTTTCTATTGTTCCATTTCTATCTTTAACAATTTCATCTAATTGTTCTATTTGATTCCTTAATTGCATATAAACAGACTTACGTTTTATAATTGCTTCTTTATTTCTTACATCTGTTTCTGCTAACATAGCGACATCATCTATTAATCCAGATTGATACCACTTAAAATATTCTTCTAATAATGCCCATCTATTTAATGGCAATGTAGAACCACCTATTATTCTAACATCAAATCTTGCAGTAGAATAATCATTCCATTTTTTAACTGCATTTCCTAAATCATCAAATATAGGTATATTAATTTCTATAGAAGTTTCTTCATTTATATTATTTGGTTGAACAATTCTAAATACTTTATTTGCAATATAAGTATCTTGTGCCCAATCTTTGAATATAACTCCAAGATGTTCTAGTGCAGGTTCTACAATATTTTGCATCCATGATTTAATCCTTCTTGTTCCAAACTCATCCATTTGCAAAAGGCCTCTATAAGTCTCTGGAGAAGAACTTGTATCTCCTTGCATTGATGAATAAACACCTGCTATATACTCCATATCCGATTTTGCATTTTGAGTAATTCCAAAAAATGCACTATTCAAAGGCATAGGTTGTACAGGAGTCGGAGCATTAAAACCAGACCGATACTTTAATAATGCGCCAGGAGCAGATGAATATCTTTCCCACTCTTCTTCTGGTACAGAACCTTCTTCATACATCCACCTAAGATTAGATGCTAAGTTTGCATTATGTATTAATATCTGATGTGCTTTATTTAATTCTTGTTGTTTTCCAACTAGTGGAGTTACTGCACTTTGAGGAAAAGGCGTTCCTGTGTATTGATAAACAAAAGGAACAATAGGATAATCTTTAATTGGTAATACCTCATCATACATTAACTTATTACCAACAACGATTGTTAATTTAATCCTACTTTCATAAAAGTCAACTGAATCTACAATATTAGCTGCTACTTTTTTATCTTTAATCATTATATCGTATTCAGATTTAGTAACAACACGATTTTCTATTCTAGATTCAGATTCTTTTAATTTATTAATTAAAATTATTTTTTGTTGCTCGACAGATTCAATTGCTTCTCTTCTCATTCTTTCAATTTCTAACTGAGCTCTTTGTTCAATCATTTCACCTTTTTCAACTGATTCTGCTATTTGCAATGCTTTTTCTTCTACCTGAACCATCATTTCTGATTCAAAATCTTTTAAGTCTACTTCAACTTGTTTTTCTATCTCTGCCATTTCTAACGGGCCTGGAGGCATATTTACAAATAGATTGACAAAAGAAACTTGTTCTTTACTATAACACTCATAGTAATCTATAATATCATCTTCATCGCCTTTTGAATTATAGGATTCTCCATGAGTATCAGATGGAAATATAATATCTGTTTCTAAAGAATCTCTTTCTGAATAATCATATTGTCCAGCAGTGTTACTACTTGCAGTATTTATTTGTCTTGATTTATCTGGAAATAAACCTTTTACTTGTTCTCTTGGTAAGTCTTTTCGTATAACAACATAACTAGCATCTCTAAATAAAAAGTCTCTAGATGTAGGGTCTGGATAAACATCAAAAGGTTCTACTCTTTTAAATATAACTTCTCCTAAACCTCTATCTTGGTTAGGGTCTACATCTACTTGCATATATCCAACTCCCTTAACAAGAGAATCTTGAATTACTTGCGCATAAATACTATCTCCATTAGAATTATACCAACAATAATCTGCAATGTCAGAATGTACAGCAGCTACATCTGCATCACTACCATCTGCTCCTACAGCTTGCCATCTTGGAGTATTTGCAGTTGCAAAGAATTTCATCATTTCAATAACAGGGGTAATCCTATTAACTGTAAAATTTGGCATGCCTGCACTTTTTAGTGCAT